AGAAGTCCCTCAAGGACTGGACCGCCCAGAAGTGGCGCACCAAGTCCGGTAAGCCGTCCTCCAAGACGGGAGAAAGATATTTACCGGAAGCAGCCATTAAGGCATTATCCTCCGCAGAGTACGCGGCTACGACCGCAGCGAAGCGTAAGGGTATGAAGAGCGGCAAGCAGTTTGTGCGTCAGCCAGACAAGGTTGCCAAAAAGACAGCGAAGTACAGATAGGAGCCTACAATGGCAAAGAAGCCGATGATGAAGTTCACTCCCTGCTCCAAGTGCCCGTCGCCCGCCAAGTGCAAGGCTGCTGGCAAGTGCCTGATGAAGGGCAAGAAGTAATATGAAGACCTATCTCAGGCACAAGAGCAAGGGTACGGTGTACGAGTACAATCCGTTTCTGGCGGATCACCCGAACATCGAACAGGTGACGGAGGAACAGGCGTTCCCCGAACGGTTTGAACCCAAGGTCGCCAAGGGCCGCAAGCCCAAGGTCAGCCTGACCACGACCGACATCCCCGAACCGCCGATCAGCGATGAGATGGCGGAACTCAACGACGAACTGACGCGGAAGACGCAGGTATGATCCTCTCCGACGTGATCACAGAGGCACGGAAGCTGTTGCAGGACACGAATGCTGACGTGTCCCTTCAGCGTTTCTCGGACGCTACGCTCTTGGGGTTTGCGAACCAGACCCTGAAGCGCATTGCGCTTGTCCGTCCCGACCTCTTTGCTTACGTCGGAGAAATCTCATGCACGGCGGGCGAGGTGGTGCAGTCTGCCCCGTCCGACTCCATCCGCCTCATGGAAATCTTCCGGGTCAAGAACGGCTCCGCAGTGCGTGAGACGAACCGACAGACCATCGATCAGACCTACCCCGGCTGGGTGGATGCCACCGCTGGTGCCACGGTCAACTGGATGCGCCACCCGCGCAACCCCAACAAGTTCTTCATCTACCCCAAGGCTCCTGCCGCGCATGTGCTGATTGGCGAGTACGCCAAGGCCCCGCCTGATTACGCCTCTGGTGACACGGTTGCCCTGCTGCCAGATGCCTACTTCACCACCGTGATCGACGGCACGGTGTTCTTGGCCGAGAGCGTCGATAACGAACACATCACCTCGGGCCGCGCGAAGATGTTCTTCGACAACTTCGCTGCCAGCCTCGAAGCCAACTACAAGACCCGCCTGTTCACCGATCTCGACAGCGCCGGTATGGACAAGAGGGAGCTTCCCTGATGGCGACCCGCACCTTCGTCTCGCTCGAAAACAAGATTGCTGCCAACGTGCCGGGGTGCCCGCGCCCGACCATCGAACAGTTCGTGCGCGATATCGCCATCGAAGTCTGCGAGAAGACACTGGTGTGGCGGTACGAGCAGGACCCGATCACGCTCACCTCCGGTGTCTACGAATACGACTACGACATCCCCACCGGCAGCGAGGTGGTCGCTGTGATCCACGCGGCGCTCAACTCTGGCGTCGAGTTCCTCAACACGCTGGACCCGGCAGTTCAGGAAGACCTGCATCGCATGTACCCCGACTGGCCGTCTGCCGACGCCAATAAGCGGTCGTCGCCGCGCTTCGTCGGGCAGTTCGACCCCGATCATTTTGTGGTGGCTCCCGTCCCTGACAGTACGCGGGTGTATACCGTTAAGATGTTTCTGGCATTGAGGCCGACGCCTGATGCCACGGGGATGGACAAGATCGCCTTCGATGAGTGTGAGCAGTTGATCACGCACGGCGTGCTTCAGCATCTTCATACACTGCCTGACAAGTCGTGGACGGACTACAATCTGGCGTCCTATCACGCCAAGCAGTACACGTATAAGACGGCTCTTCGCCGCGCCAAGGCCAATCTTGGTGCCACCCGTGCGCCCCTGACCGTGCGCATGGTTCCTCTTGCATAGGTGACAGCATGTCTGAAGTGATCAAGGTTGTTCAAGGTGACACGAAGCCGCTCATCACGTTGACACTGACGGATGAGGCGACCGGCGATCCGTTCGACCTCTCCAACCCATCGACTACCGTCAGCATCAAGTTTCGCGCCACCGGCACGACCGCTACTCCGCAGATTATCTCCTGCGCCAAGGTTGACGCGGTGAATGGTGTGGTGGAGTTCGACTTTTCCGGTGGCATCCTTGATGTGGACCCCGGCATGTATGAGGGCGAGATCGAAGTGAATATCGATGGCGCTACGCATACGGTATATGATGTTCTCAAATTCCGGGTCCGTGCGGACTTCTAACGAGGAGATAGACTATGGCACTTCAGTATTCTGTGACGGTTCGCAACGCTCAGCTTGATGCGTTCGAGACGGCAATCGGCGCTTCAGCGGTCCTGAAGATCAGGAGCGGTACGGTTCCGGCCAACTGCGCCGCTGCTGACAGCGGCACGGTGCTGGCGACACTCAACCTGCCCTCCGACTGGATGGCGGCGGCGTCGGCTGGCTCCAAGGCCAAGTCCGGTACGTGGGAAGATACGGCTGCTGATGCTACGGGCACGGCGGGTCACTTCCGCGTCTATGCCTCGGACGGCACCACCGTCCACATGCAGGGCACCATCACGGCGACGGGCGGTGGCGGCGACATGACGGTGGATAACACCTCCATCGCTTCTGGTCAGACGGTCACGGTCACGGGCTTCACCATCTCTGCCGGTAACGCTTAAGGGGTTCTCCCATGACTGACGTGTTCAACCGCGCCAGAATGACGACGGCGACCGCAGGCACGGGCACGATTACGCTCGGTTCTGCGGTCACCGGCTATCAGTCGTTCGCGGCTGCGGGTGTCACGGATGGCACGGTGGTTCACTACACCATCGAAGACGGTACGGCATGGGAGATCGGCACTGGCACCTACACGGCGTCGGGTACGACGCTGTCTCGCACACTGGTGGAAAGTTCTACGGGGTCATTGCTCAACCTCAGTGGCTCTGCGTCGGTATTCATTACCGCCCCGACCTCCGCGATCAGGAACCTCGACGCGGTCAACCCATCGGTTGCCCGCAGTAATCTGGAGATCGACGGTCAGCAGACGATCTGGGTTCCGGCCATCGCAATGGTCCCACGCACCACTAACCCCCCAGCATTGGGGTCAGTGGAGACGACCACGAACCGCGTGATGCTTCGCACGCTGAACTTCGATACGACCACGCAGGAGTTCGCGCAGTTTGCCATCCAGATGCCGAAGTCGTGGGACGAGGGCACCATCGTGGCACAGTTCGTCTGGTCGCACGCGGCGACCACGACCAACTTCGGCGTGGTGTGGCAGTTGCAGGCAATAGGTTTTACCGATGATGATGCCGCAGACGCCGCGTTCGGAACCGCACAGACGGCGACCGATACCGGTGGCACGACGAATGATATCTATATTTCTCCCGAGACAGCCGCCATCACCGTCGCTGGAACCCCGGCACCGGAGGAGTGGGTTGTCTTCCAAGTGGCGCGTGTCCCTGCCAACGCCTCCGATACGATGGCAATCGACGCTCGTCTGCACGGCGTCAAAATCCACTACACCACCAATGCAGCGCGGGATGACTAAGCCATGCTGCGTGCAACGCAACTGGTAGGGTGTGGGCGTCACGGACTCACCGGCATCACCTATGTCGGAAACCAGACGTTTACGGGTCAGGCGTCGGGAACCAGAAACTTCGCGAACGTCAACCTCGGGGCCTCCAATGGCGAACTCATCGTCTTGGGTATCACGACGCGCATTGGTAACAACAACTGGAATATCACAGCCGTCACAGTAGACGGTATAGCGGCAACCCTCGTCAACGGGTCAAAGTTCGACGGCGGCGGCGACTTCCAAGGGGCTTACCTCTATCGCGTGACGGGGGTTACGGCGGCGACCGCCACCGTGTCGATTACGTTTTCCAATACCGTTGCTGACGTGAACATCGCTATCTGGAATTTGTTCGGGGTCAACCCAATACCGTTTGCTAGTGCTACAGATGCAGGTGCTGTTCCGTCCACTGTAAGTATCAACATCCCCGAGAATGGTTTGGTGGTGGGGTCATCGGTGAAGAAACTTACCGGCACAACAACGTGGACGGGGGCGACTGAGAATTTTGACGTGGCGATTACAAACCAGCAGTCTTCGGGTGCGAGCATTGCGCTCGTCGCTGCTGAAACTGCCCGATCTATTTCTTCGTCAAATGCCAACGTCTGTACCGCCGCATCGTGGGGGCCATAAATGATTACTGAGTTTGCACTTCTGATTGATGGTGAGTTCAAGGAAATTCGCCGCTACGATACGAAACCCGAAGATATTCCCCACAAGAAAGTGGTGTGGCACCCTGTCGTGCGCGAGTACGGCACTCCGTTCGAGGGCCTTGAGGGTAGTGACTGGGTGGTCCGCACGGTTGATCCGGCCACGCTCCCACCGGATGTACCGGATTACATTTCGCGTCGGCAGGCTGCACTTCAACTTTACGCCTTGGGCTACATCTCCGCGCAAGAAGCTCTCGACATGACCAAGACGGCGACGGTTCCTGCTGCCATCGCGGCGATCTTTGACGCTCAGGTTGGGGAGGGGAACTGGACGCCAGAGCAGCGTATCTTTGCTGAGATTGACTTCGCCGCCATCAACTACTATCGCAACAACTTACTGCTGGACCTGATGGGTCTTTCTGAGCAGGAGAAGGATCAGTTCTTCGTCGCGGCTTCACTGTTGTAGGTTAGACGATGCTTGGTTTTGACGCCCTCGCAAAACTACCCTTAGCAGCGGCTCCTTCAGCCGGTGTTAATGCGAGCGTGTCTGCCACGCAGGCTGGTGACAGTGTCAGCGCGACGGCGGCTGTCACGGTCAAGGCTGTACTCTCGCAGACCCAAGCTGGTGACAGTGTCAGCGCGACAGCCGCCGTCGCGGTCAAGGCTACACTTTCACAGACCCAAGCTGGCGACAGTGTCAGCGCGACAGCCGCCGTCGCGGTCAAGGCCGATCTTTCACAGACCCAAGCCGGTGACAGTGTCAGCGCGACAGCGGCTGTCGCGGTCAAGGCTACCCTTTCACAGACCCAAGCTGGTGATACCGTTAGCGCCGAGTACACGCTATCCACTGGTACGGTCGCCAACCTTGATAAGACCCAAGATGACAACACTGTCAGCGCGACGGCGGCTGTTGCTGTTAAGGCCGATCTCTCGCAGACCCAAGCTGGTGACAGTGTTAGCGCGACGGCGGCTGTCGCAGTCAAGGCCGATCTCTCGCAAACCCAAGCTGGCGACAGCGTCAGCGCGACGGCGGCTGTCGCGGTCAAGGCCGATCTCTCGCAGACCCAAGCTAATGACAGCGTCAGCGCGACGGCGGCTGTCGCGGTCAAGGCTGATCTCTCACAGACCCAAGTCGGTGACAGCGTCAGCGCGACAGCGGCTGTCGCGGTCAAGGCTACACTCTCACAGACCCAAGCTGGCGACAGTGTCAGCGCGACGGCGGCTGTCGCGGTCAAGGCTGCACTCTCGCAGACCCAAGCCGGTGACAGCGGCAGCGCGACAGCGGCTGTCGCGGTCAAGGCTACCCTTTCGCAAACCCAAGCTGGCGACAGTGTCAGTGCTTCTATCGAAGCCACGACGTTTGCTACGCTGTCCCAGACGCAGGCAAGTAACACCGTCGTCGCCACGGCGGCGGTCAGGGTTGCCGGTACGCTTTCGCGGACCCAAGCTGGCGACAGCGTCAGCGCGACAGCCGCCGTCGCGGTCAAGGCTGTACTATCTCAGACGCAAGCCAACAACGTATCGGTTAGTTCTGTCGAAGCCACGACGTTTGCCACGCTGGATCAGACCCAAGCTGGTGACACCGTACAGGCTACGATTGTAAAGAGCCTCTTTGAGGCACCTTGCGTTATCAGGGCCACGGCGTCGGTTGCGGCAATTGTCGCAGACGTGACAATTGAGCCAGTTGTAAAGCTGCGGGCTACTGCAACTTACACGTATCTTAAGGCATCGTATGAGGTACATAACACACCAGCGGTTGTAAGTAACCTCCGACTGGCTGCGTCTGTTGCAAGCCCCCGGCTCGTCGCTTCTGTCTCCTACCCGCGAGTTACGTTCGACACCTGCTGGGATGTGGTAGCCGAGAGGGAAGCCGCTTGATATGTCCGCACGTATTAGTATAACATACGCAAGCTTTTGGAGATCGACATGGCCGTTTTGGTGAAGAACAACGCCTACAGCACACTGGCGTCCACGATCACGGATGTCGCCACGTCGATCTCACTTGCTGCCGGAACTGGTTCGCGGTTCCCCGTGATCTCTGGCGGTGATTACTTCTACGCAACACTGATCGATACCTCCAACAATCTGGAAGTGGTCAAGGTCACTGCCCGTTCGACCGACACGCTTACCGTGGTGCGTGCGCAGGACGGGACGACGGCGCGGGCTTACTCCTCTGGCTCTCGCATCGAACTCCGCATCACCGCTGCGCTGATCCAAGATATCCGCGACGGCATCACGCCCGGTGATGGCACTGTCACGGCGGCAAAACTTGCGAGTAATGCGGTTGAGACAGCCAAGATTGCCGCCGACGCCGTTACCTTCGCCAAAATCCAGAACATCGCCACAGCCCGTGCGCTGGGGCGCTCGTCGGCACTCTCAGGTGATGTCGAAGAGATCACTGCTTCGCAGCTTCTCGACTTTCTGGGCACCACGCAAGGCAACGTCGCATACCGTGGGGCCAGCGGCTGGGTAGTTCTGGCTCCGGGCACTGCCGTTCAGGCTTTGGTGTCAGGTGGCGCTGCTGCTAACGTCGCATGGGGCAAGCCGTCCTATGCACCGGATGTGATCATCCAAGACCAGAAGACCTCGGGTACTGACGGCGGCACGTTCAACAACACCGAAGACCGGACGCGGACACTGAATACACTGGTCCGCAACCTCAACTCACTCGCTTCTCTTTCCTCGAACCGCTTCACGCTCCCTGCTGGGACCTACTTCATCGAGTGGTCGGCACCGGCCTATAAAGTGGACTCGCATCAATCACTACTCTATAACGTCACGGACGCCGTAGTAGTTGCCAGAGGGCAAAGTGCATTCTCTAACAACGGCGGTGATTACGCGGGTAATGAGAGTTCTGGGTGTGCGGTTGTTACCATCGCGGCGAGTAAGGCGTTCGAGATCAGACATCGTGGTTCGGCATCAACAGCAACAGTTGGGTTTGGTCGTGCCTGCGGGTTTAGCACCGAAGTCTACACCATCGTCAGAATTTCTAAGGTGTTGGAGTGATCCCCCTCATGGACAGCGAAGCTCTGAGAGTACTGAACGTGATCATGCAGTGGATCGTAGCCCCAGTGGCTGCGTTCGTCTGGGTGCTTTACCAGAAACAGCAGACACACCACACGGATATCGCGGTCCTGAAAGCTGAGACTGCGTCTGCGAAACTGTCGCATGACCGTGAGATCAAGGAAATCCGAGAGACCAGTCGTGCCATCATGGACAAGCTGAGTTCGATAGAGGAGGCCCTGCGCAAGTGAAGCTGACGCCCAAGGACGAAGCCCATCTCAAGAAGCTCCACCCCGATCTTGCGCGGGTGGTGCGCCGTGCTGCCGCCATCTGGCCGCACAAGGACCGCATTTTTTTCATCACCTGTTCGCTGCGCACTCTTGCGGAGCAGAAGGTTCTCGTCGCCGCAGGCGCATCCAAGACGATGCGCTCCCGGCACTTACCGGGCAAGACCAATAAACTCTCCCACGCAGTCGATTTTGCCATCAAGCTCAACGGCAAGGTCCGTTGGGATGAGCCACTGTTCAAGCAACTCGGCCCCATCGTGAAGAAGGCCGCGAAGGATGTCGGTGTCCCGGTTGAGTGGGGCGGCGACTGGAAAACCTTCAGCGACAAACCACATTTTCAACTGCCGTGGAAGAAGTACCCCGGCTAACACAGGAGACGTGTATGTTCACTTCGATTGACAAGGCGCTTGTCGCACTCATCATGGGTCTGCTGTTCATCGTGCAGACCTACACTGGGTTCAACCTTTCTTGGATCAGCGCCGAAACGGTGACGACCATCATCGGTCTGCTGACCCCGGTTCTTGTCTGGGCGATCCCCAACAAGAAGGCGTGACATGGCTTGGCAGGAGGGAGTGGCGGTCCTGTTGGTGTGCATCGGCCTTCTGGCCGGTGCGTTCATATATGGCCGTCGCCCTTCCTTCTGGATTGAGTTCGGTGTCCGCGTGTTCACGGCGCTGAAGCCGAAGATTTTCGAGTACCTGCGGCGCAACACCCCGGAGGTCGAAGCACGGATGCACGAGTGTATTCGACGCGGCGGGGAGTGGGATAACTTCAAGAAGCGGTGTAGGGATCGGCGGTAATGGCTGGCATCAAGATTTCAAACTTTCTGGGTATCGCGCCGAAGATTTCCCCGGAGCTTCTTGGTGCGCAGTTTGCGCAGGTTGCCGTGAATGCCAAGCTCTACTCTGGCGATCTTATCCCTTACCGCAATCCGAAAGATGTGGGTGACACGTTTCGTGCTGGCACGGCGCAGACCATCTACCCGATGCGCGATCCCAACGATCCGACGATCAACAAGTGGCTGTCGTGGCTGACTGACGTTGATATCGCCGTACCGACGACGCTGGAAGAGAACGAGCAGCGCATCTACTACACGGGTGACGGCGCTCCGAAGGTTACCGACTACGCGATGGCGATCAGCGGTGGCGGGCCGTATCCGGCGTCTTCGTATGACCTTGGACTCCCCCTCCCTTCGGTGAAGCCGACCACTTCGTTCACGGCGTTTTCCGAGAAGACGACCAGCACGATTGAGCGCGACGGCAACAACACTGCAAAGATCGTCACGACGGCAGCGCATGGCCTCATCACTGGCACGAACATCAGCGTTGCCAAGTTGACCTATCGCACCGGTACGTATTCACGTACCGGCAGCACGGTCACCGTCACCCTCAACGGCCATGGTTATGACACCGGCACGCAGCTTTACATGACCTTTGAGCCGTGGACGACGGCAGCGGTGACGAACCAGAACGGTCTTGTCCAGACCGGGACCTATGTCATCACGAACACCGGCACCAACACCTTCACCTTCGAGGACCCGGCGAACAACGGTGCAACTACCGGCACGCCCGATGTCTACGTCGGCCTATACGACTTCAACACCAACGAAGCTGAAGTCACGGTGGTGGACAGCACGACGTTCACCTACCCGTCCATTGGTCCCAAGACGCCGACAATCTCTGTCTCGACCGGCAAGATCAATCTCGCGGGTAATCCGCAGAGCCGCAAGTATGTGTACACTTGGCTGACCCCGTGGGGTGAAGAGTCGATCCCCAGCGAACCGTCTGATGCGATCTACATCCGCGAAGGGCAGGTTGTCACTGTCGGCACTCTCCCGACCGCGAAGCCTTCGGGAAACAACAACGTCCGTGGGTTCCGCCTTTATCGCACGGTGACCGGTGCGACGGGCACGGCGTATCTTCGCCTCAAGACCGTGTACTTCTCCAACACACTGGTGTCCGCTTCGCGCACGACGAACGTGGCGACGGTCAAGACCACACATCCGCACATGCTTGTCGTAGGCGACAAGATCAAGATCACGAGCGTAGCCTTCGGTGGATCACCCGACACGAGCTTCAATGCGACCGACGCCCTCGTCGCGTCCGTCGTAGACAAGTACACCTTCACTTACGCCAGCACCGGTACGAACAAGGCGACGACCGCCACATCGGCAGGCACGCTGTTCTGGGATATCGCGGAACCCGACAGTTCCACCTCGCGGTACTATGAGTCCACCACATTTGTGGATGACTACGATGTCAGCGGTCTGAGCATCGGTCTGGACACTGTCAATGCCGATGCGCCGGATGCGAACATGAAGGGCCTCGCCATGGCCCACAACAACATCCTGATCGGCTTCGTGGAGAACGAACTCTGCTTCTCGGAGCCGGGGCGTCCGTGGTCTTGGCCGATTGCCTATCGCCTTGTGTTCGAGTACCCCATCGTCGCCGTCGCGCCGGTCGCGGGTTCGATCCTCGTGATGACCACGGAATACCCGTATATCGTTGACGGTACTGTTCCTGAGAACATGGGTTCGCGCCGCATCGACATCCCGCTGCCTTGCACCTCGAAGCGCGGCGTGACCAATATGGGCACCTCCGTCATGTATCCGACGTGGGGCGGCATCGCCATGTATGGCCCGGATACGGGCGCAGTTCTCGTCACCAAGGCACTCTACGACTTCGACTCGTGGAAGGAAGCATACGACCCCACGACGATGATTGCTGAGTTCTATAACGGCAAGTATTTCTGTTCGCACAGCGATGGTTCGTTCATCTTTGAGCGAGACGATCAGGTCGGCGGTGTGTTCGTCACGACGCCCATCAGGTTCAGCGCGTCCTATTACGACGGGCGCTACGACAAGTTCTACTTCACCACCGATGATGTTGATATCATCTATGAGTGGGATGCTTCCGATCAGCCGCTTCTGTCACTGGAATGGAAGTCCAAGGTCTTCGTTGACAAGGGCTATATGAACATCGGCGCTGCCCGCGTCGTTGCGGACTACAGTTCGTCTTCGGAAGAAGCCGATGCGATTACGGCGTTCAACCTCGAAGTCGTCGCGTTCAACACGACCCTGTGGACCTATGTCCCGCAACTTGGCGTTCTCAACGGCCCGCTCAGCTACACTGACCCGGATACGCTGACCACGGTCGATCCGCTCGGCACGCTCAACACGGTGATGTTCAATGGCGACCAGTTCATGCAGTACCGCCTCGAACCGGTCGGTTCCTACTTCGTGAACTTCAAGCTCTGGGCCAACAAGATACAGATCGCAGATGTGGTGATCTCGGACTCTGACATCTTCCGTCTCCCCACAGGGTACAAGTCCGATACGTTCGAGGTGTCGGTGTCAGGTTCTGCCCGCATCCGGTCGATCCACTTCGGTGAGACCCCAGCAGGATTGGTGAACGTATGAGTTTTGCTGCTCTTCCTCCGGTTCCGCAGTCTGGCCTCACCGAGGCCGAGTATCGCCTGCTGGCTGCGATCCACGAGAATATCAACCTGCTCACCGGGCAGAGTACCCGTGTCAGCAAGGCTATCGTATCCGGGCAAGTCACGGTTGCGGGTGCCCCGGCTGGGAGTGCAACTCCGGTTGCAGTTTCCGGGGCTGCTGCCACTGACATCGCTCAGATAGCAGCCACTTTGCAGGTCCTCATTAACGATGTACAAGCATTGCGCGATACGGTAAACATACTCGTCGCACAGCTTCGTAGCTGATCAGGAGACATGGCATGAAGAGAGGTGGGCTTAATCCAGAGGGCGGGTTCGACATCCGCAGACTCCTGCCCCAGAACCCCTATGTCAATGTCAATCCAATGGCGACTGCTGCGCCAGTTGGGTCTTCGACCCCCATGTCGGGGTCGACACTCAACATTCGCGCACCGGGTATGCCGCCCGCTTACGCAGACGGGGGCAAGGTCATGCCTGCGGCGAAACTGGACGGGGGTGTTTTTGTTCGTGCCGCGACAAAAGCTGGATTGCCTGACGACATGAACACTCTGAACCAGATTGTTAATCTGGTTAACAAGGGCTACCAGCCAGATCAGGCGGCGATGATGGTAGCTCAGCAGGGTAAGTACGCAGACGGGGGAATGGTGCCTCCTGCCCCCAGTGCAGCCCCGCCGCAGGCCGGTATGGCACCCCAACAGCCCGGTCTTGCTCCATCAGGCGGGGCTGCACCCCAGCGCATGTCGCTCCAGCAGCTTCAGCAGGAAGCCCAGAAGTTCGCGCAGGCGAACCCGCAGGCAATACAACTCATCCGTGAGTCTCTGATGGAGGGCGTCCAGTCGGGTGACGTGACCCCGCAGCAGATCACGATGCTGGTTCAGATGGCGGTCGCCGCCGCCCAGAACCCTGAACTCTACCCCCGCCTTCGCCAGATGGCGATCCAGCAGGACTTGGCTGACGAAGAAGACCTGCCCATGCAATACGATCAGGGCATCGTCTTCTCGCTCATCGTGGCTGGTACTGCGATGCAGCAGGCCGGTGGTGCAATGCAGCAGGCTCCTGCTACTCCCGCCCCGCAGGGCGCGACTGCCATGATGAAGGAAGGCGGGCACATCCCCATGACCCGCAGCCCCACGGGCGACAACACAGGCCGCGCCGACGACATCCCGATCCGCGTCTCCGGTGGTGAGTACGTCATCCCGAAGCACGTCGTGGAGCGCAAGGGCACGGAGTTCTTCGACAAGCTCATCGGTAAGGATAAGGTGCAGGCATGACCCAGATCACTTACATCAAGTCGGCGCTGAACCACTCTTCGGCCATGACGACCCCCGCCGTGGCACTCACCGAGTTCGGCCTGTGGGGTAGCATCAAGAAGGCGTTCAAGAAATACGCCAAGCCCCTCGCCGCCATCGTCGGTATTGCTGCGTCCATCGCGGTGCCCTTCATCGCCCCGGCTGTTGCTGGTGTTATCTTTGGTGGAACAGCCCTTGCCACAGGTGCCATCGGCGCTGCCATCGCAGGCGCTGGACTCGGTGCCGCCGCAGGTGCCCTGACGGCCTACGGCACAGGACAGAACGTCCTCATGGGTGCTGGCCTTGGCCTTCTTGGCGGTGCTATCGGCGGCGGCTTTGCGGGTTATAGCCAGACAGGAGGGCTGTTCGGCGCTCTTTCTCCGTCGCAGGCACCCGCTTCTGGCCTTGGTGCCCTGCCATCGGTTGGTGGTATTTCCCCTGCCGGTACTGTAACTGGCGCAGCAGGTGAGACTTGGAATGTCGTCCAGACGGTGCCCGGTTCTGCGGGCACTGTGACTGCTACTCCCGTCTCTGCCACGGCTACCCCCGGCATCGGCTCCAAGCTGCTCAACGCAGCCATTCAGGCGGCTCCGGGTGCCATCGGCACCGTCGTTGCCGGTCTGTCGGACGCCGACGCCGCGCAGGCGCAGGCAGAACTTCAGGCTGAGATGGCCCGTCTTCAGCAGTCCGACATGGCTGCGTACCAGAAGGCCCGCGAACTCTACGACACGCTGGTCGCCACATACGGTCAGATTGACCCCACGGCCCTCGCGCAGTCTGCTGAAGCTGACGTTCAGCGCCGGGTGGCGCAGCAGTCCAGTGAGAACCTCCGTAATATTGAGATGTCAGGTGGTGCATCTGGCAAGCAGTACAAGGAAGCTGAAGAGCGCAGGCTGCAAATCGAAGGCGCAGGTATGGGGTCCACTGCCTACGGCAATGAGTACTGGCGGTCCTTCGGTGCAAAGCTGCAAGGTCTGGCTGGCTTGCAGCCGCCGCGCTACCAGAGTTCGACTTCCGGCTACCTTGAAGGTAACCTTTCCCGCGCAGAGCGGGGTCAGGCCGGTCTTGCTTCTGACATTGCTGGCATCCTCACACCCTTCGCGGAAGAGTTCAGACCGCGTAACACGACACTGACGAGCGCGGACGAGGAAGAGCTACGGGTACGCAGGCGACTGGGTGATCGTAATTTCGCATCGTTTGAATGATAACGGAAAGACCATCTGATGGCATACACTCCGGGTCTTTACACTACCGCAAGCTCGGTTGCTGCTCTTGAACGTGAGCGTTACGCCAAAGCGCAGGAACTGAATGAACAGCGTGCGGCACGCGAACGCGCAGGTCTGATGCGTCAGCAGCAGGCGGGGCTGGATCAATTCACCGCTGGTCTGACGCCCCGGTCTGAAGTTGCGCTCCCCGATTGGGCTGCTCCTGCGGCCCCGCCCATGCCGCCCGGTATGACTTCTCCGAAGCCGGGAAGTGGCGGTGCTGCCGATGCTGGCGGTGCTGCTGGTGTGTCTTATGAGCGCGACCGCGCCGTGCAAAGGCGCAAGCTCCTTGAGGGACAGTACAATTCTGAACTTGCTGCCCAGAAGGCTGAGATCGACAGCCTTGGGCGTGAGAAGTATATCCTTGAGCAGCAGTTGCGAGTGGCCCCGCCCAACATGCAGCCGCGCATTCGCGCTGCGCTTACAAAACTTGATGGAGATATTGCTACCAAGGTCGGCGGTACTCGTGAGCGTGTGACCTTCTTTAATGATATCTTCACGACTATCGATGAGGCGATCCGTACCGGTGACTACAAGCGTGCAAACCTTGCCGCTCAGTCTGTAAGCGAACTTCCGGCTGCACAGCCCCGTGGGACCATGCCGGAACGTGAAACGCAGCCCCGTGGTGTCGGTGAGAGCGGCAGGGCAAATGCCATCCCGGCTCCCGACTCCATCGGGTTTACCGGTGCTGTCGCTCCCGCCCCCGGCGCTCCCGGCACTGCCCCCGCTTCTCGCGCAGGTCTGGCTGGTCTGCCGCCGTATGTTGTTGATACACCATCCAGCGCCCTGCCCCCCGGTGGCGGCGGATATGAGCCGAAGTCGTATCTACCGCCAGCGGCCAATGCGACAGAAGCGTACAAGGCAAATCAGCGGGCTATTATCCAGTATAATCGTCTGCGCGGCTCCCTTATGACGAATGTTTTCGGGGATGCAGGTAGCTATCTTTTTGGTTCGCAGGCTGATTACGATACTCGCCAGACGATGAAGGCACGCAACACTGAAGCTCTTCAGTGGTTCGAGACACCTGCGGTAAAGGATTTCATGCTTGCCAACCCGGCAGCAATTGAAGAGGCTCAGAAAGACCCGTTTGGGTATTATCAGAAGTACAAGGGTAGGTTTGGTAAAACTGCTAAAGGTCCAACCCCTGTCGCTGATGCCGCTGCTGCTCAGACTGCTACTGGTGGTAAGACGGACCTTCAGGCTGCGCCCGGTGTAACTCCTCCGCAGACGCCTGAAGCTGTGGCTGGGGCTTATCCTGCTTTGGATATCCCAGCGGCTACGCCGCTCACGGGTGATCCGGCGCGTGTGAAGGCCATTACCGATTTTTCCGCGAGTGCAGTCGCTGAGCGCGTCCCTGAACGTCTTCCGCTTCTTGGTCCCGCCGTACAGTCGAAAAAGGGTCAGGAGTATCTGGCTCGCGCAGATGAGTTTGAAGTACCTCGTGCGGCGCTCGTTGCTGTCTGGGGTATTGAGAGTGCCTTTGGTAAGGACAAGCGCAAGAACCCCGTTTCCGGTACGTTTGGTGACTTCCATGTCCAGAAGGGTCAGCTTGATCTACTGAAGAAGTTCTACACCGACGAAGCATTCATTGCGGAATACGGCGTTCCGCCCAAGTTCACTGAGCTTGCCAATGAAATTTTTGCCGGTGGGATGGAGAAAGTAGAAAGCGTCGATGCGGCGCTGCTCCAACTCAAGATGATCGAAATTCTCGGTATCCCCCCTAACCTCTGGGGTGCTGCGTATCAGGGTAACGCTTGGGATGTACTCAAGATGGGTGCGCCCACGGCTACGCACGATGCGGGCAAGGAAGGTATCGCTGGTCTTACCAACAGCGATTACAATGCGTACTTCGCTACGCTCTACAACGAAGCGCGTGTGGTTGCCAACACGCCGATGACCACTGATACGGCGAGGCCGACCGAACTCTCTACCTTCAATCTGGAGAAGTACGACCGGGAGCAGGTGCGTGTCGAGTCCGATCTGAACTACAGCTACCAGACGGCGGAAACGGCGCGTGCCACCGCAACCAAGAAGTATCAGGACCTTCAGCGCCGCCTCGAAGTGGCGAAGCAGTTTGGCAGGTACGACGAAGCCCAGACGATCCTCGCTGAGATCGAAGGTGTTGCAACAAACCTGACGGATGTCGAGGACACGGTGCGACAGGCTGAGCGTGCCGCTGAACTCAAGATCGAAGAACTCAATCTGGCTCGTGTCGATGAGTACATCAACATTGCTGTCAACGAGTTGATGGTTAATAACAACCCGAAGCCGTTTGCGGACATGGTGTCTCGCGGCACTGGACAGCTTGTTGAGATTGTACCGGTCGAGAACTCTACGCTTGTTCAGGTGTATGTTAACAACGAACTCATCTCCGGTGGCGGTATCACCGCAACGGAAGCGCGGGACCTGTTCTTGCCGAAGATTAAGGCGTCGGCAGCAGCCGAACAGGCAGCAACCGCCGAGAAGAACGCTGAGTTTGAGCGCGAAGTCCTTCTCGAAAAAGTGAAAATACAGGGTAAGATTGCTGAAGTCACGACGCTCGAAGAACTGAAGCAGAACGCAGAGTTCCAGAAGCTGATCGCTACCAACAAGCTGACGAAGTCCAGCGAAGAGATGGACCCTGTCTCAGGTAAGCTTGGTAAGATTGTCTTTACCGATGAGCGTGGTAACATCATCGAGTACACCATGGGTGCGGAGACGACAACGCCACAAGGGGTAGTGACAAGACCCCAGCCGCAGGTTAGGGTGACACGGGCTACCGGCGTTACGCCGCAATAAGGGTATCGTTATGGCTGACAGGTTCCTCGGAACAACTTCCCCCATGCTTCAGGGTTTGGGGCAGAACACTCCGCAGGCGATTGCCGACAGGGCCTCGCGCGATATCGACCAGTACGCTGCTGGTATCCGCGCGGGTCTGAGGACGCAAAACCAGCAGTTTATGCAGCCGGAAGAAGAACCCACGCAGCGTACTGCCCGTGTCGCCTACAGCCCCGAAGAGAACAAGTACTTCATTGGTGGTCATGTCGTTGACGCCAACAACGACACAGACGTTGCGGTCATGTCGAAGTACGCTGGGCAGGAAGCCCCGCTGCCTGAAGGTAACTGGCAAGTGGTGGACGATACCAGCTTCAGCCAGTATGTGCAGAGCATCCGTGACCCCGGTCTTCTGACCTTGATGGGCAAGAACTTCAGCATGGGTACGGACGAGATGCAGCAGATGGCTGGTCTCGGGCTTCAGTGGCTGGGTGCAGAGCAGACCGGGCAGTACTTGGCAGATCAGGAAGCAGACCTCCAGCCCAATCAGGTTTACAGTCGCAACTTCACCGATATTGGCTCTACGCCTGAGAACGGCGTCCTTGACTGGATGGCCGCGACCATCGGTCGCCTTGGCCCCAACGTGGTCGAGTCTGCCATCACTGCCGGTGTTGGTGCTGTCGCTGGTGGTGCTGCTACGGGTCCTGCCGCCCCCGCTGGTGCCGTGCTTGGTGCCATCGGTGGATTCTTCGGTAAGGCGGCGGTCAAGAAGGCGCTGCTCGAAGCTGCCAAGAAGCAGTTGAAGGGCGAAGCACTGGACGCCGCCGAAAAGAAGCTCATGCTCTCTGCGGCTGGCATGACCAACGCGGCGGCGAATGCCGCCAAGACGCGCCTTGCTCCCGGTGCCTTTGACGAGATGCTGAACGAGGGTCTGACGGCTGGTGCGCAGGCTGTGATGAAGCAGGCCCCTGCCATTGAGCGCCGTATGCGGCAGATCGGTGGTGGTATCGCAGCGTCTACTGCTTCAAATATCTTCCAGCAAACGGGTGCTGCCTACGGCGAAACCATGGCTGACGGGGGCGAGGGCAACCGCCCTGTGTCTCTGCTGGTCGGTACGCTTGGCGGTCTTCTTGACACTGCCCCCGAACTGCTGCTGGCTGGCCGTCTCTTCAGTGAACTCGCGGGTGACGTTGTCGGCGTTGCCAAAACCCAGCGCAAGTCCATGGACATCCTCAAGGGTGTCGCCAAGGGGCGCACAGGCCGCATCGCCGGATACGGCGCACTTGGCATGGGTATCGAAGGCGCAACTGAAGGCACGCAGGAAGTCCTCCAGATCGCAGCTAACCCTGTCCTCGACCTGAACTCCGCTGAAGCGACCAATCGTATCATCAACGCCTTCGCTGCCGGTGCCCTAATGGGTGGCGTGATGGGCGGTGCCGGTGGTGCGTTCGCTGGTTCGCTGGCTGACAATAAGACCGAAGCCAATCTCCTGCTGCCGGTATCTCAGGACGATCCCGGCTATGCCCAGTATCTTATCGATCTGAAGAAGCAGATCGGTGACACTGAGTATAAGAAGGTCTTCGCCCCGCCGCAGCCCTACACCCGTATCATGGAAGAGCAGGCGGCTGAGCAGGCCGCTGTGCAGCAGATGACCAACCCTGTCGTTGGTCTTCAGCCTTTTGCTGGTACGCAGGCCCCGCTGACGGGTGCTGCTGACCAGACGTTCCAAGTTGGTCCTACACCCGCTATCCCCAGCACGATCCCCGGCCCATACTTCGGTACTGAAGGTGCCGTACCCGGCGCTATGGGGCAGGCTGGTCCTGTTCCGACTGTAACTCCGGGTGCGATGACTGTCGGTGCGCCGCCGTTGCAGATGTCTCCTGTGGCTCCTCCCACGCCTGCGGTTCCCCCCGTGACGGGTGGTCCCATGAGTATGGGCACCACCATGACCCCCGCTCAGACGGGTGGTTTCGGTACGTTTGAACAGTTCCAAGCCGCTGCATTGGCACAGGCGCAGCAGGCAGCGCAGGCGCAGCAGGGCGTACAGCAGCAGGCCGCACAGCGGCAGGGTGCGCAGCAATTTTTCGGCAGTCAGGCTGCGCCTGCGCAGCCTATCCCCACTGGTGTGGCACCCGGTACGGCACCTGCCCTTCCGATTGCTGATGTGGTGCGTGGTGTTCCCACCACGACCGAAGCCCGCCGCCGCGTCGCTACGGATCGTATTGTTGCCAACCGTCAGGCTGAGCTTGCCCGTGGGCGGGCGCAGCAGTTCGTTGCAGGGCCGCAGCGCCAGCCGATTGCCCAGACCCCTATGGGTGCTGGTATGCAGGCAACGTACACCCCGGAACAGCTTGGTGGTGTGACTGGCTACGCACCCGTTAGGTCTGGAACGGAAACCCCTACTGCCACATTGCAGCGCCTTCAGCGCGGCAAAGCAAAGGGTAAGAAGGGCGAGCCGACTGGTAAGGTTACAGTTGTCCAGCGTGGCACTGAAGATGTGATACCCACAGGTACTGCTGCGCAAGTCGAAACGCTTTCGACTGGTGTTACGCCTAAACTTACACCCAACGTCGGTAAGGCATCGCAGCGTATCCGTACTTTCCTCAACCAGCTTTTGCTTGCTGGCAAGACGCAGTTCAATGAGAGCGACATCGCCAAGCATATCTTCAAGAAGCTGGGGAAGGTGACCAAGCTGTTGAAGGTCGAGAGGCTTACGCTTGAGCAGAAAGAGAAGGTACAGCGGTTTGCTGATACCATGGTCAACACGCTCAAGGTTGCTGATCGCGCACGCACATTCGGTACAGGCGGTGAAGAGTTCACCATCAGGCAGGAGGTCATTGATGACTTCAGATCAGGACCGGGAGGCGCGGATACAAGGACTCTTGCAGACGTACCAGCAGACAGGGAGACTGGGGAACAGCAGGCCGAGCAGCCCGGAGCAGGCGGAACGGCAGGCCCGCGCAATCGTGGCCGCGCAAGACAGCAGACCGCCGCCCAAGAACCCGCGCAAGCAGAACAAGGGCCTGCCGCCCGGAGTGAAACCCTACGGGAAGAAGCTGGTGGGGCCGCTAAGCTAGAGGAAAAGAAGCCAACGGGCAGGAAACCGCGACCCCCAAAAGCCCAAGGGGCGGTCGCGGTCGCCCCCTCAAAAACCCCCGCTGAACTGAAGGCTGAGAAGAAGGCCGCTGAGAAAGCTGCGAAGGACCTGAAGAAGGTCGATGACGCTATCATAGCAGCCAATAATGCCAACGCGGATGAGCGCACGACTGCATTTGCTCAGCTTGTGCGGATGGGTAACGACGAGAAACTCTCGCCCGCTGCACGCGCCAAGGCGCAAGAGTACATTGTCACCGAACTCAGCCCGCTGGAACAGATAATGGTAGCTGCCCGTCTGGCAGATGCCAAGTACGCGGACCTATCGGATGACGCCAAGGCTGACCTTGCCGCAGACGCCATGGAGGGGTCGAAAAACATCGATGAGAATAAGGTTCCCGCCAGTGAGTTGGAGGAGGTTTATTCCGCCGTTGCTCAAGTCAGGAAGCAGACAGATAAGATCAAGGGCCTAGCCAAGGCCGGTAAGGATACGCCCGAACGTAGGGAAGAGTACAGGAACGCTTTTACTAACCTCATCTTCTGGGCCAAGGGGCAGGGTATCTCTGATCAGGCGCAGTGGACTGCGCGTGCGTATCTTGAAACTTACAAGGACAAGACATCCCAAGGGTGGGCCGGTGTTGAGCAGGCGCTCAAGGACATCGATGAAGGGCGGTATCGCCTCTCCCAGTTCGACGCCGTCACTAACCCCGTGGATGAGAACGGTCGCCCCGCCAAGGGTGTGAACCCGATCCGGGCCAAGGCTATCGTGGACAAGTTCCGCAGTGGTCTTGCCAAGGCTCCGCGCTTCTACGTCTACAAGAACCAAGCTGACCTCCAGCGCCGCAATCCCGAACTGTACCAACGTGCAGTGGCAGCGCGTCCGCAGGGAGATTTCGACACTGCCCCGGCTTCGGGCTACGCCTTCGACAACACGGTGCTGGTCTTCACCGACCGCATCCCGACCGAGAAGCACATGCGGTTCCTGCTGGCTCACGAGGCCATCGGTCACTATGGTATGCGTGCTCTGCTGCCCGCGAAGCAGTTCGATGCACTCATGGACTACGTCTATGATAATAACCCCAGTGTGCGTCAGTCGGTCGATGGTGCTCTTGGCTTACGTCCTGCCGGGGTTGCGCCTATGTCTCGGCGCGGTTTTCTGAAAGGTGCAGGCTCTGTTATCGGGGCTGTTGCTGTTCCCAAGATGCCGCGCATCCCAGCAAAGCTAGATGTGGGTACGTTTGTTAGCGCATTCTCTGAAGTTCAAGAGAAGCTGCGTAATATCAACAACCCCGACAGTGTCGGAAAGGTGGGTGACCTCTTTCTTGAGATACTCTCTCCGATCAAGGGTTCTGACTACAAACAAGCCATCGCCAAGATGGACAGCATCCTCGACAACGCCAGATCACTAGACGGTGATGTTGAAGGTAGCAGCAGAGCACTCAGTAAACTTCTTACCGATCTTGAATACCAAGACGATGCGGATTTAATTATCCAGAATTGGTTTGAAGACAATGAAGGTAACGCATCTTCACTACTGAAAGAGTTCAGTTCGCTGGTAGAGGAAGCCTACCAAAAGAGGAACATCGAGATTGAAGACCATCTCCGCTCTACATTGGACATGGTTAAGAAGAAAGTTGGAGGTGATACAAAGAGAGAAGCTCGTCCGACTACTAGCGAAGATGTTGACATGCTCGGTGCCCGCCGCGAGGCGGTCGAAGAGTACATGGCGAAGTTCGCTGAGAAGCTGGACAGCAGCATCCTCGCCCGTGTCTGGTATGCCATCAAGGATGTACTGAACAAGCTGGGTGTGAAGTTCGAGGACGACATCGTCCGCTATCTCGTGTCTCAGGCCCGCAGCACCGTGCGCAATGGTTCGTCCATGTTCACGCCCAGCACCTTCGCGCTCAACCTCCAGACCGTGATGACCAACAACGGCACGGGTAGGTTCAGTCAAGACTCGGTCTACTCTGCGCAGCATTCACTGCGCAATCAGCTTGACCTTCTCCCTACGCCGCCCGCCAGCATGGAGGAAGCGACCAACACTCTCAGGGACCTCAAGATCGATAACCTCGACAGGTTCGAGAGGTTCGTGCGCAAGTTCCTGCGTCTGGGTACTTACAACGCTCTGCGCAACCATGGGGCAAACATCGCTGAGCATCTCAAGGACGCCATGCGCACGAACGCGGCGAAATTGTACAACACGTATAATGAACGTCTCGCCAAGCTGCTGGCACTGACGGGAAACTCTCGCCTCGTGGTATCTTATGCCTTGGTGATTAGCCGCCGCATTGCCAGCCCCCGGTTCAAGCTGGATAAGGAACTCCGCAACGCTCCTCTGCTCATCCTCGGTGATGAACGTCTGGACGGTTCCGGGCGTGACACGAAGGTTGACGAGGATGTACTCAAGAGGCTCCTCGCCATCGGCACACTCTCCAAGAAGGAACTCGAAGACGGCGCGGAGATCACCTACGAGGAAGCCGTCGAAGGTAACAAGACCAAGAAAACCACTGAAAAGATCAAGGGTCTGAAGGAAGAACTCAAGCGTGAACTGACCGACGACGAGTATGACCGCTACGTCGAGACGATGCGGAACCTTGCCGACCTCCATGTGGAGCGCCTGAAGGCGCAGTTCGACAATTACTTCCTGTCTGAGAAGGTATCCACCAAGGGTATCAACAGGATACTCGCCAACAAGGAAGTGACAGGCGACGACGCCAAGTTCGTCAAGGACATCGTGAACCACGCCAAGAAGCTCTTCGTGGATGACATGGAATATGACGAGCGCGGCCTGCCGGATGTCACGACCAAGACGGCAATGCGCATGGAGCAGTTCTTCAAGGCGGTCAACACGGCTATCGTGAAGAAGGAGTTCACCGACGACCTGAAGAAGGACGTGCGGGAGTTCTATTTCCCGAAGCCGACGAAGAAGCTGACGAAGGAAGAGGAACAGGCTAGGGCCGAAGCCTTGGCGAAAGGTAACGAGAAGTCCGAAGCCGCCATCAAGAAGATTGAGGAGTTCCGTAGCCGCCGCAAGGAGTTCACCGGCCTCGAAGAGCAGAGCGTAATTTATACTGTGCAGGACAAGGTCAAGGAGATCGTCCTTGCTGACGCCGCATTCGAGCGGGCGCAGATGTTTGTGCGCAGGTCCATCGCCTCGTCGCACGTCCCGCTGTGGCGCGAGGGCAAGTTCCAAGTCCGTGTCGAAGCGCAGATCAACGGCAGGACGGTTCAGCTTCATCCCGACGTGCAGAGCAAGATGATCTACAGCTTGGCTCCTAAACTGTCGGATGCTGAAAATCAGGCGGCGTTCTACAACGACGCTATGAAAGATATCGAGTACAGCGGCCTTGTCAGGGACGACGCGACCGGCGAGTACAAGACGCAGACCTTCAAGCTGTTCGCCCGTGCATCTCAGGCCGTGGATACTGTCTCATCCGATCCGTCGCTGGATATTGACAACTTCCTCTATGTGTCGCGCGTCCTTGGTATCCCGCTGGCTCCTGACAAGCACGCCAAGGCGATCACCATGCTTACGGCTCCGGGCAGTGCGCTTCGCAAGTCGCTGAAGTTCGATGACTCCCCCGGCTACGACCCCAGCAGGACAATCGACGCTGTTGCCCGCCACGTCACCACGCGCTCGTCGCTCATCGTGAAGACGCGCTTTCAGCCGCTACTCCGTGATCTCATGGATCAGTCCTCTGAGACAGGCAAGAAGTGGTTCGGTGATAAGGAAGCAGTCATCACTGCCAAGGAGCGCCTCGACGCCGCGACTGACCAGAAGCAGAAGGATTACTGGCAGGACAGGCTCACCAAGGAACTCTATATGTACGTCATTACCAACCCCGGAGCCAAGGGTTGGGACGGTAGCCGCTCGACGTTCAACAATCAGCCGACCAAGGCCAGTCTTGGTATGCGCTTCTATAGCGACACCGTCAAAGACTTCGACGCCATCAACGATGCACCCAACATCAACGAGTCCACGTTCGAGGGTAAGCGGTACGCTGCACTGGCAAAGATGATCACCAGTGTGGGCTTCCTCGGCGGTGTGATGACGCAGTTCGCGCAGAACATCATGTCTTTCTATACCAACGTGCTGCCGTTCCTCGCGTCTAAGGATAGCCAGACGGGCTTCGGTGGCGGCTTCGGCATGGCGGTCATGCCTATGTACCTGAAGTCCTTCAAGGACGTGGTTGGTTGGCGTGGACTTAATCCATTCTCTGATCCCATCGAAGATGCCAAGGCATTCGAGAAGGCCGCAAATGAGATCAAGGCCGCGCGTGACGCTGGCAACACTGCCAAGGAAGCTGAGCTTATCCAGCAGTACGGCCTTACCTACTACGAAGCTCTGAACATCGCCCGCGAAATCCGCGAAGGTAAGCTCATCCCGGCGCAGGCCAACGCCTTGCTGGAGACTGCCCGTGGTATGTTTACTGGTGCGTGGGCCAAGGGCTTCCTCAAGTTCTCTGACTGGTACATGGCTCCCTTCAACGTCTCGGAACAGGCCACCCGCCGCGCCACGTTCCTCACCGCATTCCGTCTGGAGTTCAACCGCCTGAAGGAAGCCGGGTTCGCAGAGGACAAGGCCAGTGAGATGGCACGCCTGTTCGCCGTCGATACGGTGGATAAGACGCTGGGCGAGTACTCCAACACCAACCGTCCTCCCATGTGGCGCGATGGCTGGATGTCTCTGCTGTTCGTCTACAAGACTTACCCCCTGACATCTTTGTCACTGTTCAAGAACCTGTCGCGCGGCGGCAAGCTCGGCATGTTGACCGCACTCTACGTGTTGGCTGGTGCTGCGGGCTTCCCACTGGTGGATGACATTGAAGACTTCATCGATACGCTCTCGCAGCGCCTCGGCCTTGATCTTGGACAGGGTCCCGCTGTGCGCATGGCTATTGTTCGTCAGCTTGAAGAAGTCTTCCCCGGCTGGTCCGACTTCATCCTGCGCGGCCCGATGAACCACTACACAGGTATGGACGTTGGCGCGAAGTTCGGTCTGGAAGACTTCATTCCCGGCACAGGCATCTTCCTCAAGGGTGCCAACACCACGCAGGAACTCAAGAGTATCGCTGGACCTGTGATCGGTATGGGTCTGAGCATCGGTGAATTTGTCTACGCGGCTGGTCGCGCCCCGCTCTCGTCTACCACAAACTTGCTTGATGTATCCCGCGAAGCGCCCTTCTCACTGGTGCGTGCCATTGGTGACAGCGTAGCTTACATGCAGAATGGTGCTATCGTGGACCGCCGTGGATACATCGTCTCGCCGGAAGTCAGTGCAATGACAGTGGCGTCTCGCATCCTTGGCTTCTACCCCGCAGATGCAGCACGGCAGTACGACTTCATCAAGTATGCTAACCGCATGAACTATGACTACAAGGAGGTGGGCACTGCCTACAAGCTGGCGTGGGTCAAGGCCATGATGACAGGCGACAGGGCACAGGCTGCACGCATCGTGCGCGAGGTCAACGACTGGAACGAGGCCAACAAGGGTGGGCCGGGGGTCATCCGCAACTTCCTGCGCAACGCCCAGAAGGCGCTTCAGGAAGCCCGCCGCCCTGCTGGTGAGAGGCTCCTCAAGTCTGCGCCTGTCGCGTCCCGCGCCAGCCTCGAACGCTTCTTGGACAACGTCGCACCGCCTGAGTGATGGTGGCCCGTATCGTGGAGCCTTACGGCATCGCGCTCTCCAAAGGATGAAACGAGAGCCTTAGCGGGTGCTGTTATATCTACCGACCTGCACCTGCGGCGAGTGGCCCGGATGAAGCCTACCGGACCACCTTATTGGCGTAGCGTGCTGCACGCTTGTTGACCTTCCGGCCATAGGCTACGCTGATCCCCTGATTGTGGCAAGCTGCGGCACGCCACAGATTGCGGGTCTTCCTCCAGCACATCGCCAGATGTTTCATTCCCGCGTCAGTCTGTGTCGCACAGGATGCTGCACGTATGTTCTTATACCCAAGCCCTCGCGCCGTCGATGGCAGGATTTGCAGTGGGCCTTTCTCCCCGGCAGCGCCAGTGCGTCCGCACTTCACGCCGCTCTCGACGTGGGCTACGCGAAGGGCGAAGTGAACGGGAACACCATGGCGCTTGGCCGCACTGATCACCAGTGGCTTCGCATCGGCACGCACTTCGGGTGCAGCAACCGCAAAGGCAAGAGCCACAGCCGTGGCAGCAATGATCTTCTTCATGCACGATCTCCTACGATATGACCTGAAGCTGGTTCAGGGTCATGTTGTCGATAGCACCATCAGCATCATCAAGGATGCTACGCAACCTGTCGTGTGCGAGGTTGACGCCCAGAACGTATATCTGACCCGGCTTCACAGGACAGTCCTTACCAATTGAAAATTTCTCAGATTTGGGTGTGGCGTTAATGCCACAAATGTTGAAGGTCTTGACGATGGCGTTGTAGTCACCGTGGTTGGTGTTCACCCACTGCTTGAAATGTTTCCTATCGATCATCATCGTGCCACTGGTGAACGGCTCACTGGGTGACTTGCGGTGCGCATCGATGCGCACGCGAATGCCGTTGCGCGGCATACGGCTGTAGTCCACCATTGGCTTGGCCTGACCCACCGTGTGCATCACCGTGACTGTCTCGCTGGCCGCATCGTTGAGATACGCCGCCAGCATGTCGAAGGCATCCATCTGGTTGGACTTGATCGTGTCGCGCATCGCGCCGATCTGGTTGAGGATAGCCCTCGTACATTTCTCGTAGTCGTACTGACTGAGGTTCAGCTTGCTGGCAAGCTCGTTGCCGAGATCGGCCTTAATGATGCCGTTCTCCCAGAAGCGTTCCTGCCCGGTGAACTTCGCATTGTACTTCTTGAAGAAGCGGACACGGTGATCTTCGACCATCGCCCTACAACCATCCTCGCCAAGCTCGACCAGATGCTTGATCAGCACCTCACCTGCGGTGCCATGGTTCTCAGCGAGGAAATCGTATATCTTCTTGCCAGCAGTCGAACTGTCGCTGAACATCGGCACTGCGT